ACCGCGGTGTCAGTAGTGACGACGCCATCTCCTCCGGAAACGATATGGGAGAGGAACTCGTTGGAATCCAAAGCACCCTCAAACTCCCTAAACCTGTTGTACTCGGAATTGTCAACTGGATAAGTGATAAGCTGCTTTGGGTCCATAAGCTCCTTCCCATTAATCCGCTTCCTGTAAGGAGACGTCTTGATCGCGGTGATGATTGAAGAATACTCGGTGGACTGGTTCGTCAAACGAGCAGGAAGCCGCTGCGAAGAATTAATATAAGTCACTCGGCCCCCCACTTTGTAATTGTTAGAACAATTGACGACCGTCACGCCGAGCTTCATCGCGCGAGTGGCAGACGGACCACCCTCCTTGTCAGACAGAGACAAAGTGGGGATGGTGTGGACCACATTGGAACCTGTGACGAACCCTCCGGCGCTGTCAACCTTGAAAGAAAAGGCGACAGTACCGGAGTTGCCGGTATTCGTCACAAACAACAAAGTAGTGTTGGTGGTATCCACAGTAAAGTCAGAAGACACCAAGCCGGTGTAATCAAGAGCTTTACCGTCTGAAGCCAAAGAAGGGACGGGGTGCGGACACATGGGATCCAAGAAGAAAGGCAAATGGCGCTTGCCGACCCGGGCCGGGCTCGCCTTCGCCTTGGGCTTGCGGGGTGCGCTCCCCGCAAACGCGGCAGTTTTCTGTGAAAGGTAAAGCTTCTTCAAGCCTTCACGCTCAGCAGCCGTCTTAGCTCTCTTGAGAGCGTTCTGCTGTTTCTTGGTAAACTGCGCGTCCATGTTCGGTAGCTATGTCTTCACAACAACAATATAAAGACGAACTACAAGGAATATTATAAGTATATATATGGGCAACTCCATACAATCCAAACTACTGTTTGGTGCCCCTTGGCGGAAGGTGTGGGGGACTTAACCACACGCGTGGCGCCTTGGCTCACTCCCAGCGAATGTCCTCGGGCTGGCCGATGGACCAACCCATCTTGTCGCAGACACTGCAAAAGATCTCGTCTGCCTCTGGGGAGTGGCGAAGGGCATGCCGCATGCCATTGACCATGTCGCTGGCAGGCGCTTCACCCTCGACCCTGCGGAGGTCAAGGTGAGCAAGCATTTTGGCAAGGTTGTTAAAAGTCGCCGTCCACCCACCTGTTGCAAGATCCTTGCTGTAGATGTGGGACGTAAACTCAACAGGCCCGTAGGGACCGCACCGCGAAGGGGAACCTTTCGTGATCACCCCGGTCGACGCCAAAAGAACCCAATCGACGTCGCCGACGTGAACTTCGTCGTCACCGACAACCACGAGCTCGCCAGCGCCAGTCACATACAACGTAAACCCACGAATTGGAGAATTCTGGGCCGAAGTTGATGGAATGCCACTGGCTGTGATCCCAAAGTGTTCGAACACCCACAATGTGGTGCCGATGACCACCACGTGTGCTGAGTTGCACGCCGCCTCAGCCCACATAAGGTTCGCGAAAACCTCATGATGTTCTGTCTGACGGGATATGCGGCGCTCAGCATCGAAATAAATTGCATCGCGGCAAACGGACATATCCCACCCGCTCGCGTCGCTGCAAACCATCCACTGCTCGCCGCCGGTCATCCGGTCAAACACCTCACCGACGCGGCGGATACCTTCATCGTGGTGTCCGATCCCAACTGCTTGGACATCCATCGCCCCAGCCGTATACGCCAAGATGTCGGCTTTGTTCTGCGCACGATGTAGTACATCTTGGCAGACCGAATCCAACATGCTGACGACCCAAATCAAGCGCCAACGCTTGGTTTTGGCTTTCTTGGCGTCATGGGCTTCGAGCTTGGTAAACATTTCCCGAGGGTCGTTAAGCCCGAGGCGCACCATCTCCTCAGCCGGAAGATGGTGAATGTTGTCCCCTTCGGCAACCCTCAAGGCCAACCGCATTTGTACAAGGTAGAGGAGCAGAGCACGGTCCTTTTCCAATCGGGACCAGGCGCCCTTGGAACCTGACTTAAACCTTGCACTCCAGCCCGCCGACTTTGTCGTGTCCATCGAATCAAGATATGTATCGATCAAAGCGGCAATCGTATTCCTTGTAGTGGGCTGCGTAGCTGGGTACTTGTCACAGTACTCACGCATTTTCTCGCCAAAATCCGGCAGCTCGCGAAGCTTGTCCCAATCGCCAGGGCTCTGGCGCTCGCATTGAGCCTTGAATGACTCTTTGATGGCGTCGGGCCCGGATGGGGGGAGAACGTACTCAAGCACGTCCTCTCCCAAGTCGCGTCCGTGCCATAACCGGCCGCGGAGGTGCTCTGCAAACGCCTTCGAAACTTTCTTCGAAGTCTTACCCTTCTGGAACCCCCGGGCGCAAGAGCCAATGCGGAAAGCGTGGACATCGCCCTTGGCGTTGTTGAACCTGTTGCCTTTCCGGACCTGTTCTGTGTTCTTCCAAAACACTGCATCACCGGCTTCCAAGTACGACTTGTAAGGAGCGGCCTGTGCCATGCGCAGCAAATTCTGGGCGCCGACGCCGCGAAACCGCTGCAAACTACCCCAATCGCCCGTCTTCATCCAATGATAAAAGGCGTTGCATTCCTCGCGAGTCATGTGGCGCTGAGGGACGCAACACTTCCCCATCTCGGAAGAAGGATCCGTGTCTTCTGCGCAATTGGACCACATAGGTGGCGTTCCGACCCTTTCGAAACACTCACTCCTTGTGTTCGACCAAAACCTGGCTCCGCCGGGCTTGTTCTCGTGGCCTCCAAACGGCAAATGATCATGGAAAATCTCCTCGCGCGGAACTGGCATCACCGGAGAAAGATCGGGTGAATGGTCCTTAAAACCGTACTTATCCCGTGACTCGTCCTTCGTGGCGGGAGCGCTGACTTCTTGAGCTGGCTGCTCTACCGGCTTTGCTGGAAGAGCCAATCCTGGAGGAGATGAAGGCTTTCCTTCTTGTGAAGCCGGAGGGGGCTGGTAGCCTGAGTCCACGTCCATGGGCATAATGTATGCCTGGCCGCGGCACTGAACGAGCATGATGTGCCCAGCCTCCTCCAACGCGAAAAGAGCATCCTTCAACTTCTTCTTGGAAAAACCAGAAAGATCACAAGTAGCAAGCAGCTCACGGGGAATCCAACCCTTCTCGGTCAGACCTTCTCCCTTCAAAAGCTCCTGGATCTTAAAGAGCAAGCTCTCCGCGAGCTTCTCTGGTGTGTCAGCGCTTGTGTCGAACCCGCACTTCGCGCAAATGGACTCCAAAACTGCTGCGCGAGAGTCGTCATCAGCCCAGCTGCCACCCCATGCTGACATTCCATGGATTGTACCTTGTTCCTGGTCAGCTGCCTGAGTGGCGAGGTCATCCCAGACCGTCCTGACACCCTTGACGCGCTCATCTTCTTGGTCACGCTGTTCTTTCTTCATCAGCCTGGGCCGTTCCAACAGCTCCTCATAATCCAGACTCCAATACATCCAATCAATTTCCGACTGGGTGTCCTCCTTCTCGCTGGACTCATCCTTCGACGGGAACGGATCTTCCGAAAAGTCCTCGTCGAGAGCGCCCATGATGCGATCCCAAACAGTTCCTTGCTTGGTGGTTGGAACAAACCCAATCTTCTTGAACATCAGCATCAGTCCGTGGTGGGAGACAGCATAATTGACCTGGCCAAAGCTTGTGCCGCCCGCAACGTGCATCCCAACCAACTTGAAGGCGCCAGCCTTCATCATAATGACTGGGCTGCCAGAGTATGTCTCGGTGGTGTTGGCGGTGTGAGAAAGAATACCACGCTTCGCTTCGGTCTCCTTGTCACGATAAATGCGTCCGCGAGACCGCATCAGAGACGCGTGCGGCCTGCCGAAAACCTCGATCGAACCTTCGCCGAAATTACAAACGTCTGTGGTCTTAAGGCTCTTAACCTTAATTGCGGCCCACATTCCTGGTTCAATCCGGTAAGCAACAATGTCCTGCCATGTAGCTCCTTGGCAACTCTTGGTCAAAAGAACGGGATTGTCCAATGACACTCGAGCACTCAAACCATCGTTGCGAAGGATGCAATGCGATGCTTTGTATGCAAGCTTCCCCGGTGAATGGAAAATGTGTCGGGCAGTGACCAGGTAATTACCAGCTCGCATGCCCATCCCGACAATGGAAACAGTCCTGTCAACGTTTTCAATGCCGATCTCACAAGCAAACTTGGGAAACTCAAGCGCAACTTGTGGTGCTTCAGATTTGGCAAGGATCGACTCGTTAAAATCCTTTGACAAAGGTTCAAAACGATAGCGCACCTTGGCGGCACTAAAGTCGCCGTTGGAAGGCATGTCCACTGTGTCGGGTACCACTTCATATATTGCGTCCGCAACCGTTGCTCGGAACAATAGTTTGTCAAATGCTCCGTGGTAGAACCCTAGGGTCTCTGTGGCCAACTGGACCGTAACCCTGCGGCTCGCAGCTGAACGCTCGAGCCACGCGGCGTAAGCCGAGGTCGACAATATGTACAGCAACAGCATCAACACCGTGCCAAAGCTGACATAGCCAAGAGAACCTGAGGTAGCTAACTCCTTACAAAGGCCAATGATCCAGGGAATCAATGAATAGGCACACCAATAAAGTGGCCCAAACGAGCTGAGACCCATGGCAAAGCCACGTACGTCCACGCTCACTCTTGAGAAGTGGCGGTACATAGTGATCGTGAACGGAGGAAGTTAACCGGACGAGGGGGGCCCAAAACACGCCTGGAGTGCTACTCGCGCCCGCGAGTTGCAC